GTTAGCTAACATCACAAAGCAGTCCCCGTCTCTTAAGCTAAGCTGGTGAGTTCGCTGCATCCGACTAACCCAGCGATTAACGTGCTCATCCAGGACTTTTTGGGCTTCTTCGTCCTGACACCGAAAATGCGGAACGCCCATAAAACCAGCTAGTGTGTTTATGATAGGCTTGGCAAACCCGGCACCCAGCTTGTAATCGTCATGGGTGTTGTGATACAACTGCCGGGCTAGTTCATATTCCACCCTATTGCTGTTTAAGATATATGGCACGTTCCAGTGCCCGGTAAGAATTGTGCCAAATCTGCCAAATACACCTTGTTTTAGCTTTGATATTTCCCCAATGGCTTTTTTGAGCCATCCCTGCTTAACCATAGATTTTGACACCTCGCAGTAGCCCCACTAGGCTCGAATCAAAGGTTTTCACCGGTGCAAATGCTAACACAACCGCATCGCCACGGTCCGGCGACCGCCCCAACCGTTTCTTCATATCGTCTTTCGACTCCACCTGGATGCGCCCTCGGGAGTCGATTTTGTACTTTATCCCAGATAGATCTGCAAGCAATTCGTCGTCTTGTGGCAGTGCTATTGGTTCTGGATTTATTTTAGGGTTAGGGTCCAGCCTTTCACGTAAATTCCACCACAATTCACTGCGTAAGTTTGTGAATTTTTCAGTATCAGTAGCGGCTTCGCCAACGTTTATGCCTTTCACTGGATAACTTTGTTCCTTCAAACGATCCATGACCCCGGAACCAATCCCGATCACGTCAACTTTAATTGTGCTTGCCTTTGCCTCCCGTTGTTCTGCTATTACGTGACCAACAGTCTCCATAGTGTCCAGTTTTGCAAAAACCTTTAACGGTAGAACCTTTTTCCCACGTCTTGTAGCAATAACCGTCTTATCGCTACCGAAGCGAGCTACGTCAACACCGATTTCAATCGGCTCGCCTTCAGGTTCTTCTTCCCACCTGGCCATTGCTGCCTCAATCCATGCCAGGGGAATCAGTGTGTCTTCGCCTTCAGTCGGAAACTGCCCCAGTGCCCTGGCTTGATAAGCCGGCGAAGTAGGACCCCAGCGTTGGTATTTATCGGCAACCCATTCTGGTGTAATTAGTTTCGGATGTGGTAATTCACCGGTTATTTTTTCTTCCCAAGTATCGTTGGCTATATCTTCCTGAGTGATTCCAAAGTCCACAAAATTCGGTGTATCGAAGGCCGAAATTGCTATGGTCTTCCAGCCTGGCATCCGGAATGCGTTATAAAATGTGCCGCCAATGGAAGTTGGGTTTCCTAAAAGCAAAAGGCGTGCATGTTCAGATGTCAGCACGCCTTCTATCGCTTCAAATATCTCCTCAGGTACCCCGGCCGCTTCATCTACCACCACCAAGATGTTCTCCTCATGAAATCCTTGAAAACGATCCGGCTCGTTGGTAGATAGGCCAATAGCATACCATTCGTCCTGGATAATCTGTATTTCCGGCCGTTTGGGCAGCAAATTCCCTCCAAGCGGGATCTTTGCCCTACGGTAGCTGGCCCGAACCTCTTTCCAAATCAGCTTTTCAACCTGCCGCCAGGTTGGCGCAGTTGACAGCACGATACTAGGACAAAAGGAGTACAGAAACCACAGGATGACTTGCCCGGCGGTGAAACTTTTCCCGGCGCCGTGGCAGCTCCGAACTGCAGTCCTCGGATAATCCCTGACAGCTTCCAGAATTTCAATCTGCTTGCTCCAAGGTGTCACGCCCAGCACGGTGGTGACAAAGTCAACCGGGTTAGACTGCAGCCTCTGGGCGATGCGCCTAGCCGTAGTCTTGTCAATCATCCGGATCACTGGCCAACATCATTAGGTCTACCAGAGACTGCACAGCGTCAGCCTTCTTACTTTCTGGATCATCACCCAACAATTCTTGTTTTTGTTTGATAGCCTGTCTCATTTCGCTCTGGAGTTTTTCCCTTAACTGCACTAGTGATAGAGGTATTCTTTTCCGATTATTTATTAAATCACTTAGCCAGGCGGTGGTTGCCTGGCTCAAATTAAAGTTGCTAATAATACTAGCATCCAGCATTTCGAGATCAGACAGATGATTTTCAACGGTTTTCTGGTACTGCTCCTGGCTCTTCTGATACTGCTCCCTCACTTCTGCTTTCACATCAAAATGTTCATTCAGGTGCTGCCAGATCGATTTGTGACTGATTTGCTCCCCGAATTCGTCCTTAAGCCTGGCAGAAATCATTCTTGGACTTAGACCGTCTTCCTTAGCCCACTTCTCAATCTGGACCCGGTGCTGGCTGTTGCATACCTTGCACCGGGAGGAATATCCAGCCGGCATCCGGGTCACCTCCTTGTTACTGTTACTCTTGTTACTGTTACGGTTGTTACGGTAACGGGTATGAAAAAAGAGCCCGGAGGCTCTAGAATGATTTTAATTTCTCGAGTATAAGGTCTTCTAATACTTCTTTTACACTTCTTTTTTCACCAGTTTCTATTATTTCGCCGTATTCATTCCTCGTTGTTACAATTTGTCTTTCAGCTATTTCTTTTTCTGCGATAGTAAAAGTTTGTGCGCCAACTGTTACTTCCCAAATTAAGTTTTGCTCATCAATTAATTTTTTCTCAGCTTTAATATTATAAGGTGCATTTTTTAAGTAAAATACTATACTTCCTAATAAATCATCAATTTCTTTTCTTCGTGAATTATAAGCCTCTAATTTTTCCTTTACTTTATCTAGCCAGTTTTTCTCCATATTAAATCCCCCCTTTATCTGATACATTTCTCCACAAAAAAGGAAATTCCTTCAACAATCGTTCGCCATCTTTCGACAACAGCCCGGCGGGGGAAACCGGGCTGGAGGAGAGGAAGCATATATTTACACCCCTGGCCCCGCCCCTACCCAAATACAGGGTGTTGCACCCTCCTACTTGGTACCCACCAAACAGGCAACCATAAAAATAAAAGTGGCCCGGATTGCGGGCCACGTGTATAATGCCACGTACCATTTACCCATCATAATTATATTACAGAAAAAACGGACAAAACGGACAAGTTTATTTCTTTTGCATAGATGCCATAAATTCATCATGTTGCTTTATCTTGTCAGCCATCCTTGCAGTAAAGTTCGCAAAAAGAGAATTCTCTTTTGAAGGTTTTTCTTGTTGCTTAATTATCTCGTCTAACTCGTGATTGATTATCTGAAACAGTTTTCTCTTTATTGCTTTTATCAAAGGTCCCACTCCCTTTTAAAAATCTATCATGCATTTTTCGCACACTGTCGGGCGTATTGCCGCCGCCGATATGCGCGGCCACCTGCCGCCAAGACAATCCATTCACATACCGCAGCGTCAAAATCATCCTCATCATACTGTCCGGCACTGTATCAATATATTCCTCCAGCTCTTCCCGCTTCCCCATGAGCTTATCCAGCCTTCGCTGAAGTTTCTTCCTGAGCCGTTTCACTTTTTTCTCATATTCCGGTATATTCACTCCCTCAATATAAAATTTTTTACGCTGGTACGGCCATTTTGAGTTTGAGCCTTCCACAAAATCAAATGCCTTGTGCGTTTCCACGGCATATTCTGCGTCCGCTATTTGCCTTTGGAGCAGCTCTATTTCTTTCTTGATGTACCGCAGTTGCGATAGCTCCTTCTTATCCATACAGTGCCTCCTCCCCTTCCCCTGGCAGCAGTCCACCACGCCCTGATTTTGGTCGCTCGGTCATTATGCTATAGTAATATTTATCCATGCCCACCACGTCAGCAGCAGCAAGGACCAATTCCGTTACATCCCGGGTTTTTACCATGGCCGCAATTGCCCACAGCTTCACAAAAACCTCCGGCGCTGTAAGCTGTATATACTCCCCTATCGTGATGAATGGCTCATGCTCTTTTCGTTGAATGTATGCGTATCTCACTTTCACCACTCCCAAAGAAAAAGGCACCCCGATTCCTCGAAGTGCCTCCGGTTTTCCGGTCAGCTTTGCAATTCAATCAAAGTTTTTATACTTCCACGCTTCATCAAAATATAACTTTTCATTATCTCTCTGTAAAAATGGCCTTGGTGGAGTTATATTAAGCGTTACATTGTTTTCCTTCAGTATTTTGACAATTTCATTGTATATACATTGCAAACTCTTCACGTTTATTTCTGTCTTGTTTATAAAAGCCAGAAAAGTATCAAGATCAGTTTTTATCATAACTTCACCTTCTCTGTAGCCCGTTCAATCATCACCGGCAGCCCATCCTGCACCTTTATAAGCAATTCGCCGTACCCCAGCCGCCGGATAAACTCCAACAGCCGCTTTTCTTTTTCATGCAGCTTTTGTCTGCTTTCTGTAATGTATACTGTTTTCTCTTCCATCTAACCCCTCCCTAATTCTACATATTCTCCGTCTTCAGTTGGGCATACTCGAACCCAACATCCATATTTATCTCTCTTATCTTTTCGGTTAAATATTGGAGTAAATTCCATATCATCTAATTCATACACTGCCCCACATTTCTTACATACTATCTCATTTGCATAAGAGTCTAATATTTCTCCGTCTATCATATCGAAATGTAATTCGTAAAAGTCAGGAGCAACAATTTCTCCACACTCACATTTAAAACCTTTGTATTTTATATACATCTTCTTGCCTCCTATAGTTTTACCTTCTCAGTTGCCTTTTCTATTAGAACTGGCAGTCCATCCTGAACCTTTATCACTAATTCCCCATACCCAAGCTGCCGGATGAATTCGAGTAACTTCAATTCCTTCTCATGCAGCTTTTGATGTTCATGATTATTTTGCTTCTCCTGTATCACCGCAATGTCCCCTCTCTTCTAACCATATTCCACTTTCCCATTCACGGTATAATTCAATCCAGTCACTTAATCGCATTGTTACCAACCATTCGCAATGGTTTTTCCGATGAAATACTGCTGGCTTTTCTCCTTCTTTTGCATCATTTACTGCTTGTGCTATAGCCTCATATATATTCAGTCGTTCTTGCCTTTTGCACTCAATATGTATATGTGGTAAGCCAACTACATCTTTCCCCTCTATTCCTGAATACTGTTGACCACGCCGGCAGTTGTAGCCATATTCTCGAAGTTTCTTTGCTAATTCTAACTCTCCCCTTTTCCCTTTTCTTTTGACATTCACAATTACACCATCTCCACTATTTTATTTTTTCTTTTCTATAGTCAGCTCCCATTATTTTTACACCCCGGCACATTTCAATTATTCTTGACACTATCGCTCCCCCGCATGTTTCTAACCTTTTCTCAATTTCTTCAAGCCCAAGGTTGCTCGTAACTATTATAGGTTTATAGTTTTCGTAGCGCTCGTTTATAACGTTATACAGTTTTTCTTCCACCCATGGCGTAGGCCTTTCTTTTCCAAGGTCATCTATTACTAATAAGTCAACATCAGATAATTCCCTTATGAGTTGCAGCTCTTCATACTCGCTATCATCGCTATAAGTAAAGCGCAATTGCCCAAGAAGTGTTGTAATATTGCCAAAAATTATAGTTGCCTTTAAGTTTTGAATAAGATAATTTGTTATCGCTGCTGCTAAGTGGGTCTTACCCACTCCGTAGCCTCCTGCAATGAAGAGACCTTCTCCTTTCTCTTTATATTCATCAAAGTTTTGTGCATAGTCCAATGCTATTTCAAAAGCTTTTTTATTGTAGTCTCTAACTTCAAATGTTTCAAATGTTCTATCTCTAAATCGTTTTCCCAGCCTGCTTTGGTCGAAAATCCGTTCTATCTTTCTCATCCGCTGACGTAATTCTTCTTCCCGTTGTCTTTTGAGTTGTTCTTGATGCAGCCGTTCACGCTCTGCTACTGCGCCAGGGCAGTCACATTGCTCCAAGTGAGAACCGAACAGTCGTCCAAATAAAGAGTACGCTTTATGTTTTAGCATCCTCCCACAATAAGGGCAGGGTTCTGGTTCATACCTTGGATCATCCACTAAACCTTCATTAACCCCGTCATTCGTAGAATTTATCGTAAGAGCTTGTTGGTTTGCCCTTCTCATCACTTCGCCTATACTGAGAATTTCGCCCATCAGAATATCCCTCCATAGCTTTGTTGTCATATGTCCCCTCTAGAACTTTCAGAAAATTGTTATAATTGATTAACCAATCGAAATTACAGCCGTTCCATTTTCCTGAGCGTCCGCTTAAAAAGTCGCTTTCCTCTGCCTTGATAAAAACAGTTTTTAGTTCTGTCTCGTCTCGAATTTTCATGAGCAATGCACGTATTTGTTTCCGTCGTTTTTCAGAAAGGGTAACTACCTTAGGCAAGCTAACACAGATGGAGTTGTACATCTCAACCACATCAGAAGGTCTTAATTCGATTTTATGGTTATCATCAACGTCATCAGTATCTTCTGGTTGTGTTAACATAGATTGAGACGCTGACGTGTCGTCGGTCTCGTCCGACGACAATATCTCGTCAGAGATATTATTTATTTCTTTTTCTTTTTCTTTTTCTTCTTCTTTTTCTTTTTCTTGTTTGCCAAACGGTTCCCCAAACTGTTGCGGCAACTGTTCCTGTAACCGTTCCTCCAACTGTTCTAATAGCGATGAGTAGTGGCTTTTGCCATATGAGTATTTTTTTACTGCTTCATAAAAATCTTTTAATAGTGGAGTTTTTGGAATTTCATCTAATTTTTGAATTGCACTTTTTACCTGGTTGTGATTTTCAAGTGGATTATGCTTTAAGAAATTTGTAATTAACACCACATGAGCAGTTTCGTCATACTTAACTAAACCGTTCTGCAACAGTTCCCCTAACCGTTCCTTAAACCGTTCCTGTGTCCATCCAAGGTCAAAGCAAGCATATGGTTCCGGAAGGAAATAAAAACCTAAAACATTACGATGTGGTGATGTAAGCAAGTAAAGCATAAGATATCTTGCTTCACAAGAAACATTTATCATTTTTTCATCTTGCCAAAATCGGCTTTCAACTCGTGTATACATTTGCCCCCTCCACCTTCGGTAAATTCTCATCCTATATTCGGCCATTCCAGAATCAGAATACTTCCAACTTTAATTTCATTAACACAAATGATTTCTTATGCCCTGTCTTCTTTATATACGCATATAACAGAGCTGCCAACTTGGCAGCTCGTATTGTGTATTTTATTTGTTTATCCCTCCTGCTCTGGTATTTCAGTACTACTTTGTTCCTCTTCAATCTCATAATCTACCTCAATACTCTGTATTTCTGTCATATCCTCTGCAATCTCGTTCTTAATAGTTTCATCCTGGGCGACCTGAATAGCAAATTCAACTGATTTTGGAGCATATTTTAGTAATTGTTTAAGTACCGTTTTCTTTGCCATAGAGTCAAAATCCGTATTCCATGGACTGAATTTCCCTTGCTTTGCAGATGGAGAATATTTATCTCTATGCTTTTCAATTTGTTGCCTACTCATAACTACAAACCCATGTCCACCATTCTGCAGTTTATACACTGCATAATAATAAATCGGTTCTCCTTCCGGATCATCTGCTGGAATATGGACTAATTTCTCATTTAAGCCATATTCATACTCAAATTTATCATTTTTATATACTGGCATTGCATAAATGGATTGATATTCTCCTGTACGATATGCCAAAGTAAGCATTCCTTGATAACCTATTTGAAACTGGACTTCTTTGCCATAAGGTATTAAATATGCCTGCCCTAATGGAGTGTTTGGCTCTAGACCTAATTGTGCTGATTGCATTAGGGCTGCGATAAAGCTCATAGGATCACAGGCTTGTAATTTAGGATTATTTCTAACAGCTGTCATAGCTATTCGCGTAAATCTTTCTGTGCTAATCTGCTTTGGTAATGCTCTTTTAATCTCCGGCTCCATTCTTTTTATAAGGTCAAATACTGTATTTCCTGGTTTTAAAGGAGTTTTTGCCTTTTCTGCTAATTTACTTTTTAATTCCGATTGATTAACTGTCATCTTTTTCTCCTCCTTTACTTTATTTCAAATCTTCTATATGAACTTTCTTTCACAAATTTCTGATATATTTCCGGATGCGCTGCTTTGAGGGCCTTGCTGTCCAATCTATTGCTCCGAACAGTTTTCCAGATAACTATTCTATCTCCTACTTTGCCGGTTTCGTACTTTCCCAGCAGCGCTTTTAACTTGTTGGCAGCTTCTTCTTTCTTTTGCACTGCTGCCTTTTCTTCCGCACAAGCGATTTCATACTCGTCAATAAGTGTCTGAGCTTCTATAGGAAGAACAATTTCCGTGTCAGGTTCACTTTCTGGATAAAGCAGTTTTAATATTTCTGAACTGGATTCAGATCCATCTACAGCTGGAGGAGTTCTGTTCTCTACCATCTTCCAAAAATCTGACTCAATCTGTATTAGATAAGAAATAATATCATCGTCACGTTCTATATACTTATATACAAACTTGTTTCCACCTATAAGAGCTGCTATCCACCAGCCTTTATATCCCGTTACCGCCATGTAGTGTTGGCATTGAAGAATATATTGCTCTGGAACCTTGTCATCTTGCCATTCATCTTTTCCGTGATGAGAACGGATATATAATAACAGATGATGGTTATGTCATAAATGATTTACTAATGTCTAATATAAATTTTGATAACCAAAAGAGAATGTCTATACTTAATCAAATACTTAATAGCTTTGGCATAACATTGGATAAAAATAATGCATTAGTAACCACAGCAACCGTTGACAACTTTCCAATTAAAAAACACTTTATGATTCAGGCTATGTTATCTATATCAGATATGTTTATGACATCAAACCCTGTTGTTATATCAATTTTTTATGATGAGGTAGAAAACTTTCTAAAAAGCAACGATATAAGGCATGTTCCAAATGTGCAATTTACAGGTAAAAGCGGATATGTCCATAACTTTGACTTTGTAATACCTGCTTCTAAGAAATCGCCTGAGAGAATAATAAAAACTATTAATAATCCAAATAAAGACAATACTACTTCTGTATTATTTAGCTGGAGCGATACAAGAGAAAATAGAACGCTAAGCTCTAAAATGTACGTATTTTTAAATGATACTGAAAAAGAAGTAAAGCCAGAGATTATTAATGCTTATATTCAATATCAGATAAAACCAGTATTGTGGAGCAAAAGGAACGATTATATAAGAGACCTATCAGCCTAATTGTAAAACAATCAGATATATGTTTTATTTTTTTACTATTATTTCGAACATAAGTTCTGATTTATAGGAGGTTAAACCATGCATAAAGCAGCAGCCTACGCTCGCTATAGTAGCGACAACCAACGTGAAGAGTCAATAGAAGCTCAACTTCGGGCTATTCGCGAATATTGTCAGAAAAATAATATTCAACTTGTTAAAATTTACACTGATGAAGCAAAAAGTGCAACTACAGATGATAGACCTGGCTTCTTACAGATGATCAAGGATAGTTCATTGGGCCTATTTGATGTTGTTATAGTGCATAAACTTGACCGATTCAGCCGTGATAGATATGATAGTGCTTTTTACAAAAGGCAGCTTAAAAAGAACGGTGTCCGACTTATATCCGTACTAGAGCCTCTTGACGATAGTCCGGAAAGTATAATACTTGAAAGTGTACTTGAAGGTATGGCGGAATATTATAGCCGAAATTTGGCCCGGGAAGTAATGAAAGGTATGAAAGAGACTGTCTTGCAGTGTAAGCATACTGGTGGGAAACCTCCATTAGGATATGGCGTTGCTGAAGATGGAACATATGTAATCAATGAGTATACTGCAGGGGCAGTAAGAATGATCTTTGAGATGTATTCTGCAGGTAAAGGATACAGTGAAATAATTCATGCTTTAAATGCAGCAGGTTATAGGACTCAAACCGGTCGTGCATTCGGCAAAAACAGTATACATGATATCCTTGTGAATGAAAAATACCGGGGTGTTTTTATTTTCAATCGTACCGAGCGCAAAATTAATGGCAAGAGAAACCACCATAGAAATAAAGACGATAGCGAAATTATCAGAATTGAAGGCGGTATGCCAAGAATAATAGATGATGAAACTTGGGAAAGGGTGCAAGATAGAATGAAGAAAAATGAAAGAGGTCCAGCAGCAAACAAGGCAAAAGAGACGTATTTATTATCTGGATTAATATACTGTGGTAAATGTGGCGGTGCTATGGTAGGCAACCGGCGATACTCCGGCAGAAATAAAACATTGTATGTAACATATGAATGTTCAACACGCAAGAGAACAAAGACTTGTGACATGAAAGACATTGGAAAAGACTTTGTTGAAAATACCGTTATTGAGCATCTTGAGAAAAATGTGTTTTCTCCAGAGGCAATAGAAAGTCTTGTGATAAAAATATCGGAATATGCAGCTTCACAAAGTAAAGAAATCAACCGTGATATAAAAATTTTTACTGACCAGTTGGCTGGTGTGCAGACAGAAATCAACAACATAGTCAATGCTATTGCAAAGGGTATGTTTCACGAATCAATGAAAGCGAAAATGGACGAGTTAGAAGCCAAGAAAGCAAGTCTGACAATCAAGCTTGAAGAAGCCAAACTACAAGCTCAAACACATTCACCCACTCCAGATATGATCCGCCGCTATCTTCAGAAAGATGCTGACATAAGAAATAAAAGCCTGGAAGAGCAAAAACGCATCATCCAGACTTATGTAAAAAAAGTTATCGTTTACGAAAATAAAATTGATATTGAAACGATTGTGGATTTGAATGGTGGAGGCGAGGGGAGTCGAACCCCTGTCCGAAATCATATCCACAAGAGCTTCTACGGGTGTAGCCACTGCTTTGGCATTCCCTCGGCATAACGCCCAATGGCAGGCTTTATGCCTTGGTAGCTTCATAAATCCCGTCCTGCCTCAAAGCTTTGGCAGGATGGTACCAGCGTTTAACCTTCCCGCGCTGAAGGCCTGACTTAATGACGCCGGTTAACCACGGCGCAGGAACCGCGGGCCGACGGGCAGCCTGTAATTAGGCTGCAGCTAAAGCGTAATTATTTTCGTTTGCGTTTATTTTTATATTCTCGTTTTTTTAAGAGGCCAACGAGAATCCTCTACCCGCTACTCAAGTCTCAACGATCCCGTCGAAACCTTTACGCCCCCATGTTAAGTTGTCAATCATCCATAAACTTCTTTCAAGCGCCTGTCTATTGCCCGTTTTGCATCACGCTCGGCAATGTCGCGCCGTTTGTCATACAGCTTTTTACCTTTTGCAAGAGCAAGTTCCACCTTTACCCTGCTGCCTTTAAGGTACACAGATAAAGGTATGAGCGAGAATCCCTGCTGCTGGGTATATCCAATAAGCCTTCTGATTTCGTATTTATGCAACAACAGCTTCCTGTCCCTTTCAGGATCCACATTAAAGATGTTTCCCTGTTCATAGGGACTTATATGCATGCCGTGCAAAAACACTTCGCCATTCTTCACAGTAGCATAACTATCCTTTAAGTTGACCTTTCCCTGCCTAATGGACTTCACTTCGGTACCAGTCAGTTCAATGCCTGTTTCAAAGGACTGCTCGATGAAATAGTCATGCCTTGCCTTTTTATTTTGTGCTATTACTTTTATTTGATCCTTCTTATTCAT